TGGAAGCTTTGAGTCAGCAGTGGAAGTCTTGAAGAAAGGAGGCATCAAATGATTTTACCTGACCCGAAGAAAGACCCGCATTACTCACCTCCAGGCCAGCCGTTGTCCACTGCTGACAAGCTGAAGATCGCGAGGCTCCTCCATGGCTCTAAGTAAAGGACCTCACCGAGAATTTGTACCCATTACGAAGAAAAAAGGACAATGACCATGGCCCTTTCCAGTGGGAAGCTCAGGAAGTACGTCAGAGATAAGAATGGTCAGTTCGCCACGACGGGCGGCTCGAGAACACCCGAGTCAACAGCGGGGGGCAGAAAAACCACCCAGCGAGCTGTTGGAGCTCTAGTTGAAAGGGCGGTTACACCTGGTAGGCGCATAAGCGGTAAACTGTCTGCTGCTATCGACCGGTCGAAGGACCGCATGCTGGCAGGAAAATACTCCATTACTCCCACGGGGGCCCGGGATTACACCAAAGAGGGAAAAGCTCTACACAGTAAGGTAGTAGGCGACGCCCAAACCAAGGCGGCAGACAAGTATGTGCTGAAACAACCCTCTTCAGCCTACCCAGTAGCCAACAAGAAGGGGGTAGACAGCCTGGAACGCCATACTCGGCCCGATGGCACATTGACCCCCGAACGCCAGGCTCTGCATGATGCCATATACCGGGCGCACTTCAAAGGGGTAACTCCGGCGACGGGTCGCCCGGTGGCACATGTAATGGGTGGAGGCCCAGCTTCTGGCAAGTCTGTGGCCCAGAGCAAAATGGATTTGAAAAACGTGATGGCCATTGACGTGGACCACATCAAAACCCAGTTCCCTGAGTTTGGGGAGATGGTCAAACGCGGTGATCAGACTGTTGGTAACTTCACTCATGAAGAATCGAGTCTGCTGGCCAAGCGTATTGCCAAGGATGCCGGGAGACAGAAGTACAACATGCTCTTGGATGGCTCCGGAGATGGCACAGTCGAGGGTATGATCAAGAAAATCGCCGGTTACCGCGAAGGTGGCCACGAAATCGTCGCCCACTATGTTACCACCGACGTCAAAACTGCCATTGCACGTTCCGACGCCCGTGGTGCCCAGACCGGGCGGTACGTTCCCCACACATACTTGAAATATCTACACACCGAAGTATCCAAGGTGTTCCCGCTGTTGGCTAAGACAGGCGTCTTCGACAAGTACTCCTTGATTGACACCAGTGGACCTACCCCGAAGACAGTAGTATCTGGCGCCGGAATCAAGATGACTGTTCACGAGCCAGCTCTCTACAAAAAATTCAAAGATAAAGCAAGGGAGAACCCATGAAACCAGATCGCGCCAAGCAAATATTGAAGGAAGTAACTGAAGGAAAGAACTCAGACCCCAAAGACACCGCGGAGGAGGCAACTTTCCGGAAGTCGCTGGCCATAGAAGTTCGCTACATATCTGACAAAGGTGGGGTCTGCGAAATTCCTTCAGAGAACCCATAACAGGAGACCCCCATGTCACAACCCCAGACTGAAAAGAACGTAGCTTCTCAGAACAACGCGGCCTCCGCTATGTCTGAACGGGCCAAACTACCAAGGACCTTGATGGGTGGCACCATTGAGATGCGAAAGGCTGGTCAGATCTACCTTCCGCAGGAGCCCAAGGAGACCTCAGTAGCATACAACAACAGACTGGCGAGGACTGTGTTGTTCAATGCCTATGGTAAGGCAGTCGGGACCTTGACTGGTAAGCTTTTCTCTAAGCCCATCACTATCAGTGATAAGACTCCAAAGGAAATCACCGTGCTGCTCGAAGACGTTGATGGCCAGGATGGTGCGGGACGCGATTTCAACCGGTTCCTGTCGCATGTCACTGCAGATGCTATGGCCGTTGGGCTGACCCACATCCTTGTCGATATGCCCCCAGTTCCCAAGGATGAAAAGGGCGTTCAGCGGACCCTTACTGTAGCCGAGGCCAAGGCCCTGAAGATGTCCCCTACCTGGCTCCACTACAAGTTGGAAGACGTAGTCAGCTGGATTTATTCCGCAGGTAAGCTGCAACGCCTTGTTCTCAAAGAAGCCATTATTGAACAGGACGGGTTGTGGGGAGAAAAAGAGATAGAGCAATACCGAGTCCTGACACCCGGCGCCTGGGAATTGTGGAGAGCCCCCGGAGTAGCGGTAGGTGGCAAGAAAGTATGGGCTATCTATGACAAAGGAAAGACTGCAATAAACTTCATACCCCTGGTCACTATCTACTGCGCCAAGCAGACTGGACCCCTCACGGTTCAAGGACCTTTACTAGAGGACCTGGCCCACCTCAACGTATCACACTGGCAGTCCTCTAGTGACCAACGCCACATTCTGCACGTTGCTCGGGTTCCTATCTTGTTTGGTACTGGGTGGGAAGACCAGCCTGAGGGCGGCACTACGGGTTCCCAGGAAATCGGTCCAAACCGCTTGATGTGCCAGCCACAGGGGGCAACGCTTGTTTATGTGGAGCATTCGGGCTCGTCAATCAAATCTGGCGAAGACGACCTCAAGAAAATCGAGGACCAGATGCAAGCCATGGCTTTGGCGCCGATGACACCCCGGTCGGGCAACATAACAGCGACAGCCACCGCAGTCGACACCGCGGAATCAACGTCTGTCCTGCAGGACATCGGGCAGGGGCTCAAAGACGCCGTGGAGCAGTTACTCGTCTGCACTGGCGCCTGGATGAAAATTGCCCCTGAACAGTGCGGAGAGGCGGCCGTGAATGTTGACTTCTCGCTCAATATGGCAGATTCTGCAGCGCTGACCGAGATTGGAAAGGCGAGAATGGCAGGTGACATCAGCCGTGACGCCTATATCAACGAGCTGAAACGCCGTAACATCCTGGCAGATGGGTATGACCCCGTGGCAGACAAAGACCTAGTCGATGCTGAGGGCGAGGCGAATGCTGAGATGAACAACGCGGCCCTGGTCGCAGCTGCCAAGGCCAAGGCCCTCATTGGAGGCCCACCCAGTAATGAACCCACTGACCCGGGAATACCCGGTAAAGGCGTCAAGACCGGCCCAGGAAGCACAAAAACCCTGTAACCCATATAGTCACCAGGGGTAAAACAAAATGGCCCTCTACAAAGGCAGAATCAGACAATATGCCCGGGACAAGAACGGTCGCTTCGCTGCCACAGGTTCAATACCAACTGCCCCTGACGGCAAGGTGCATTCGGTCTCCGCGAGCAAATTAGAAATCAATGTCACCAAAGAGTCGACGGTTTCTGATTATGTCAAGAAGATCAAAGCCGGTCAAAAACTCACGCCGGTCTTTGTCTCCAAAGACCCCGAAAGTGGGAAAATGACCAATATCGTTGACGGTAACCATCGAGCCGCTGCTTATAAGAAACTCAAAATGCCAATACCCGTCTTGGTGGTTAACCGACTCCACGCTCTCACCACCTTGGGTTCTCCTGGTATGACTCCTGAGCGTTATTTCAAAAAGGGGGGGTGCAGGTGGCACTCTCTAAGGGTAAAATCAGGCAATATGCTCGTGATGCCTACGGTCGCTTCGCTGGGGTCTTCTGGCATGGAACCTCCTCCGCTGCCTGGAAGAAGATCAGCAAGGAGGGCATCAAACCCGGAAGAGGTAATGGCGCTGACGAGTCTGTTCGCCAGCAAGGCTGGGGGCATATTGCAAAAGAAAGACCCCCTTCTACATACCTTACCCCAAATCGCGGAGAAGCCGAAGTCTATGCTCTCAGGTCGGCTGCCGTTACTGGAACCAAACCTGTCTTGCTGAAAGTCTTTGGGAAGCCAAGAAAAGCCAAACAAGATGAGGCTAGCAGAGAAGGGCTCCGCATCGAGGGCAAGATTAGCAAGCGACGACTACTGAAAGCCAAGTGGGTCAAATAATATGGCATTCTCCCAGGAATCACTGACAGCCAACGAAGCCCTCCTCCGGCAGACCATTCGACATCGAGTCAATCTGGAGGGGTATAGCAATGCCGTGAATCAGGACGTGCAGACCTTGTTGAACGCTGCTGACGCCGAACTGTCGCAGCTCATCCGTGATCGTCTGGAGGCTGGTCGCGACAACTGGACCTCGCGGCGGATGCAATCCCTGATCCGAGAAATCGCGGCAATCAACAGCGAGAACTGGGGTGCCGTGGCGGAGGAGGTCCGGAAGTCTATGGGCGCCTTCGCCACCAAGGAAGCCTGGTCGGTGGCGGATAAGATTTCTGAAGAAATCAATACCTTCAAAGGTTGGTCATTTCCAAAAGGGGTTGATGCAGAGACTTTTGCTGAAACTCAGAAGATACTTACCGAACTGGCAGGAAAATATGGCGTATTGCCTTCCAGCATCAGAATCACCGCCACCAGTGGTCGAGTGGGTGGAGTCGAAGGGGCTATTGCAGCCGTTGTTCACGATAAAAGGATCAAAATTACCGCAGACGAATACGAAATGCTCAAAGCTGCAGGGACAAAGGTCTACAAAAGAACATTGACCAATGAATTTTTCAAAGCTGGAGATATT